GTTTTTCTAACCTTATTGGCGAACTTAACTTTCATCATGTTGTAAGAATTCTTGGTTACCTTGCCAAGCATAGCCAGTCTTTCACCGGGCATAGTGCCACCATATATACCGAAGTGTAATTGTGGACCACGCATACCTAGTTCTAAACAGTTCTCCTTAGCGGGACAGTTCTTACATACAGACAAGGCTGATATAGCCTTATCTATTTCTATATTAACTCTGCGAGTTTGGTCTTTGGTATTTCTCCATACCTCACCCTCAAGTAACTCTACCTCACCAGCAAACCATAAGTCTGGGTCGTCGTGTCCTACGCATAACCCATTACTTACATCTACCTTAGGGTAGTTCATAAGATGATAACTCATTGAACTAGTGGGGTATCCTGTACCTATAGTACCAGCCATCAGTTATGTATTCCGTGAGCAAAGCATACGCTTTGTACTGCTAATGATAACTCTGATATCATCTCTTTTATTTCCTCTTGCGATAGGCTTTCAACCTCAGACTTCCTAATAAAAGAAGTCCATATATATTCCTCTAACATATTGTCCTCTCTGTGTTGGTGTAGGTGGGGCGATTACCCCACCCACAATTAACTAGTTTATTATGGGCGGAATACTACTGAAGTGTAACCTTCAAGGCGTGAGTGTTTAGCGATTAAGCCCTTCTCACCAGTCAAGTGTTTATACTTGCCATTGCCCAACGATACCCACATAGACTTAGGCTTGAACCTAGTCTGATCAGGTAGTGCTTTAAGTATTGTACCTCTTGGTTCATATCCGCTAGCGTCCTCTAAATCAAAGTGAATTGTTGCCAACTCATCTGATAGGTCTGCTAATGCTAGAGATATATTAGCCAAGTAGTTTTCTATCTGTTCTGCTGTCGTGGTTGTCATACTTTACCTTTCATTGTTATCCTCTTGGCAATTTACCAAGTGGTGTCTGTTGGTATCGATAGTGATTACTCACTACCAATTCTAGAAGTCAAGTGGTTCTTTACTATACCACTTGTTGCCGTACTCATTTCGTATCATATCTTTAGCGATAGGATTATAGCATAAACAATCTAAGAAGGTTGCGCTACAATCGAAGCAACACTCACACATATTACAATACAAATCATTCTCCCACAAATCTATTAGCGACTCACAACTGGGACACTCGAACTTGTTGTCCTCAAAATCGCTGGCTTGGAAGTGGCTATCTGTTGCTACGATATCATAAACGCTAGGTTCGTAACTGTATGGCTTGGTAATGGGCGTAGACTTATACGAAGTATTACTCCACCACACACCATTGTCGTCCCAACTACCTAAGTTCTCGTTGATAATATACATCTTGTATTGTGTGCTAGGGTCATTGGTCATCACCGCTATCTTACTACCACTAGCCCATGAACTAATCATATCATATAGATAGTCGTCATCTAGCGCAGACACACCGCCTAATCGTGGCAGTAATTCATCTGCTAGTATGCGAGTATCGCTACGCTTATCATCTTTAGGTATTAGAATATCTAACACACCATTGTGTGCCAAGTAAGTATCGTGCTCACCCTCTAACTTAAATGGGTGGCAGTTCAGTTCGTTCTTTACTCCGTGAGTAGCATACCTAGCGTGCCACATAGCATAGCCATTAGGATATTGCTCTCTAAGTTCTAAGAACCTTTTAATAGATTTCTTAGCGGACATACTGCGTTCAGATATAATACCACTACCAGTATCTATTGCGAACCCAAATCCGTGTGGGTTCTTACAAGCACCAGTAGTAAGGTCATCTTTACTCGGTGTGGAATTAGGATTACACACCACTAACAAACACATACTTACCCCCCTTACGCATTGACTAACTCCGTGCTATCGATTACTAACTTATCCACTCTACTCATACGCATGTAGAGTTCAGGATATAAACCATTGTTGGCTTGTATCCAATCAGCAAACCACTCCCAACTTAACGCACCCATTTTTACATCTGATAGGGTTAAGTTGCGTGTGTATTCTACTGTAGCGTGTGCTAATTGTATAGCACTAAGCACACCCTCAGGGTTCATAGTCCCTCTAAAGAACCTGAGTTCTAGGGTGTGTTCGTTCTGCGTATTTACCGCAGAATATCTTTCGGTCATTGACCTGCTAGGGTGAGCGACCTTATGCTTTAGTGTGAAGTATGGTCTATCGAACTCATCATACTGCCACACATCATTGAACTGTGCGTATCTAGACTTGCGACCCCCTAACTTCATCATCTTATCTGAGTTCTTGTAGATAAGGGATAAGAACCTGTGCGTGTGAGCACCACCCTTGAACCCTGTTCTACTGATATGTATATGTAGTCCGCAACTCTTAGCGTCCCAACTTCTAGCACTATGAACCTTGCGTAGATAATCTAGCGTAGCCCATAAGTTCTTACCTTCAGCGAAATAATCTAGGGTAGCAGGGTGAGATACCATTTCGAACCCACGATATCCACCGCTATTGATACTACTATCCTCTTTAAGATAGGTAAAGTCGCCTAGCATTTCCATAATATAACTAGCACTATCGCTTAGGTTGTTATCCCTAATCTCCATTTCCAATTCTATGCCGAAGTATAGATTATCTTTAGAGTTGCCATAGAACTTAGGGTCAGGCTTGTAAGAATAGTTATGGATTATCCTAGAACTATCATCACAACTATCACAACCATCTCGGTTGTATTGGTCGCAACTATCACACCACTCAGCGTTCTCTTGGCAACACTCCTCGCACCAATAGACACCGATATCAGCAACCTCATAACTAGAGTGATTATCAGAGTAGGTACTCTCGCAACGCTCACACCAAAAGGTATAGTTATCAGCGCACACCTCGCAATAAGTACCATAACCCTCTACATATCGACAACCTTCTTCATAATCAAAGTTGTCGCAACGCTCACAATAGATACGACAGTCAGAACATAGCACCTCTCCACTTCGAGTGGTGGCTAAGTCATCTGGGCTATACTCACTAGAGCATTGAGCGCACTCAACTAACTCTACTTCATCAGCCATATCAACTCCTTACTTAATTGGTAGTTCTAACTCTATCATAATATCATTGACTTTATTTCTTAGCAAGTTGGTAGCCATAGCCATGCTCTTAAAGTCTGACCTTGAATACCAATTTTCTTGAGTTCTTAAAGACTTGCGGATTAACTCCAACTCATCTTTAGTAATCTCTATTACTATATTGTTATCCATGATTACTTGCGTTCTCTGAATAACTTGATACTTCTTAGGGTGATAGCGATTACCGCTAGGATAATCAGCGTTCTATGGGGTAGCCATATCTCACCAAAGTAAGTGCTTAGGTAGGTAGCCATGCTATCCACGCTAAACTCTTTAATTATTTCCATTGGTTCTCCCTCTCCTAACCATTAGTGATTAGGCTACCCTCTAAGGATATCATACCCTTAAAGGATAGTCAAGCCACTACTTTAACCTACTAAATATCTTATCGATAGTGCCATCATAACTTTCAGCACCCTCTCCATCAGCACCTTCTAACCATACGATTTTCTTACCCACTCTAATCGTAGAACCCTCGCCATGAAGGCTCATCAATAGTGGTGCGCCGTAATCATCTGAATTACACTTAGCAATTAAGCGACCTTCAGGGTCATAAGCGTCTAAGGTTATCTTAGCCATTTATTCTCCATCTATTAAGTTATACCTAAGTATAGCATACTCAGGGCAACAAGTCAAGTTCTGACTTATGGCGTGTCCTGCTAGGGGTTCGCACCCTACACTCACCGCGCCACTACGGGCAGGACTATCTTACAATTATAGGTAGTTCTCAGCAGGTCTAGCCAGTAGGCTAGCCATCATAGCCTTACGCTCATCAAGCGCAATTCTACGCAACTCATCATCAGTTAAGGGTTTAGGGGTAGTATCGGGTTTAGGCTTAGCGTTCTTAATTGTACGCCTTGCCAGTTTAACCGCTTGACTATCTTCGATAGCCACGATTATATTGCCCGACTTATCACGCACCACTAGATTAGAGAACCGCTTACTGCGTGAACCTAACCACGCAGGGGCAGAACGCACATCTCTAGGGGGTGTGATAATGCTACCGCTAACCCCATAGGGGTTATACGACACTATCATATCCTTTCACTAGGGGTTAGGCTACTAGTGAGTAGTCTAGTTAGTATCCCATCAGCGCAACCGCCGATATTCTAGGGGCGTATCTCTCTAGGCTACTTACTAGTAGTCTAACCTTGTAAGAACTAATCTACACTATCCTTTACCGCTTGTCAAGTTCGACACGCCGTAAGTTCTAAAATATATTTTAGTTCTTTATTTAGTTATATCGGGTTATTTCTAACCTGATAAGAGAACCTTAGTACATAATTAAGCGTAAGTCAAGCGTGTCGCAAATAATCTCAAATAGTAAGACGCTCAAATAGTGTTAGGTACATCACACGAACACTTGTTCGAATATAGGGGGGCTAAGGGTCGGGGAGATAGTTCGAACATGCGTTCGATTATTTAGATTTTAATATATCTCTCAGGTAGTTCTCAGGTATCTAGTAAAGGTTTAGGGTAGAAAAATAGGTAAGTAGGTAAGTAGATATATCGACAAATCGATAAAACTTTGACCCAGACTTCTTTAATTTACGCACAGTAATATATATATGTCTTACCCTATAACTTTATGTTAGGTGGCCTAATATATATACATATCGGACATTTATAAGAAATATCACCCTAAGTTGTTCGCTTTTCAGTTATTCACAGGTTATCTATATATGTAATATAAAATATTTTATATACGGAGATTCCTCCGTTTGATCTACGGAATCTCCTATAATAGTATATATATAATAATATATATAATGGGATAACTCTGCCGTTAGGTAGATACCGTTAGATTAGTCTTAGGGGCGTTAAATGGCAAAGCAGAACCTGACCAAAGAAGAGGCCCAGTATAAGGTTATCACCCAACTCAAACAAGGCCAAACTATCAAGATGGCTATGGAGTCGGTTGGTAGATCTGAGGCCGCTTTTCGCCAATGGACACTTACTGAACCAAGTTTTAAAGAACAGGCTGACAAGGCTAGGCTAGAAGCCAAGGGCGTCAAGACTGACTTAGCCGAACTTAAGGATATCTCCTTCGAGGATTTCTCTCAGGAGTTTCTAGACACTTCCCTTTTTGACCACCACCTTGACTGGGTGGATCTGGTAGAGGGTAGGGAGCCTAGGTGGGTACATCCATCTATGACCTACGAGCCAGGTGCTTCTAACCGTGTACTTATAAACGTACCACCTGAGCACGCCAAGTCAACTGTTGTTACAATTAACTACGTTACCTACCGCCTTGCTGTAGATCCTAACGTTAGAATCATTATAGTTTCAAAAACCCAGGGTATGGCCCGAAAGTTTCTTTCAGCCATCAAGACTAGACTTAGTCACCCCAACTGGACTAAACTACAAGTGGCCTTCGGCCCACAGGGTGGATACAAAGCAGACTCCAATACTTGGTCTGCTGATATGATCTATCTAGGTTCAGGTAGAGACTCTGGAGAAAAAGACCCAACTGTTCAAGCATTAGGATTTGGATCTCAGATTTACGGTGCTCGCGCCGATCTGATTATCCTTGACGATGTGGTGATGAATGCAAATGCCCATGAGTGGGAGAAGCAAATTGAATGGCTTCAAAAAGAAGTCATCACCCGTTTGGGTCGACACGGAAAACTACTTATAGTAGGAACCCGTGTCGCACCTATTGATCTTTATAAGATGATGAGAGATCCCGGTCAATGGACTGGTGGCAAATCTCCATTCACTTACTTTAGTCAACCAGCAGTATTAGAATTTGATGAGAACCCTGCCAATTGGAAAACCTTATGGCCCAAGACTGACAGGCCTGAAGGGGAACAAGATGAGCCAGACAAAGACGGATTATATACCAAATGGGATGGACCCTCGTTATTTACTAGAAGGTCTGAAGTTGCTCCGTCAGTATGGGCGCTTGTCTACCAACAAGAAGATGTTATGGAAGACTCGATCTTCTCGCCAACTACTGTCGCTGGATGCGTCAATGGAATGCGAAAGAGAGGACCTCTCAAGGCTGGAGTCCCAGGCCATCCAAAACATATTGATGGTTCTTATACCGTTATCGGCCTCGACCCTGCTATGGCAGGAGCCACAGGAGCAGTAGTAGTAACCTACAATCGCTCTGATGGTAAGATCTATATATTAGACTGCGTCAATATGACAGATACTACCCCACAAAGAATTAGAGATCTCATAGAAGAATGGGTTATCAAATACAAACCCCAAGAGATCCGAATAGAAATTAACGCCCACCAGAAGGCTTACGCCTTAGATGATGATCTACGCAACTGGTTGGCGGCTCACGGCTGTACCCTCAACTCTCACTTCACAGGTAAGAACAAATGGGATACAGGATTTGGTGTAGCCTCTATGGCATCACTGTTTGGGACAACAAGAGATTCTCGTTTCCAAGATAATAATCTAATTGAACTTCCTTCTAATGAAGGCTCTGAGGGCTTAAAGTCCTTAGTACAGCAATTAATTACTTGGAAACCTGATACCAAAAACCCAACCGACTGTGTGATGGCACTATGGTTTGCCGTTATAAAAGTCCGTGAACTTATGCAGCAATCATCATATGCTACTAAGTTTGCTAACAATCGTTGGGCAACTAGAGCACAAAAAGATAAAAGATACGGAATCAATTTAGACGACGCCTTTGCAGAGCAATGGCAAGAAACCTATGGTTAGGATATAAATGGCTTTATCAATAGACCAGATTGCATCAAGGGTTCAATCACTTCAGTACCGTGCTTCTGAGCGCGATGCTAGAGCAGGCGATGTACTTGCTGTGCGTCAAGGTAAAATCTCTGAAGTTTATCCTGATTTTTTCCCTGAGGGTGTAGATACAAATGTCGTGGCAAATTTTATTGATATCGTTGCCAGAGATCTTTCAGAGGTTATGGCACCGCTTCCTGCGGTTAACTGTTCATCCGCTAACCAGGTCAATGATCGTGCTCGTAGGTTTGCTGACAATCGTACTCGTATTGCTTCTAACTATTTTAATCATTCCGATTTACAAGTTTCTATGTACACAGGGGCGGACCACTACATAACATATGGATTCCTACCATTCGTAATTGAATTGGACCAGGAAGCAAAACTGCCTCGCATCCGCCTAGAAAACCCAAGGATGGCTTATCCTGAATTTGATCGCTATGGACGATGCATTGCATTTGCAAAGCGATACACACTTACACTTGGTGAACTTGTAGCACAATTCCCAGAGTATGAAGGTCAACTACTTGGCCCATCTGGATTCAAGCAAGACATAAACAACTTGATTGAAATTATCCGCTACTATGATAAAGACCAATCTGTTGTATATATACCATCTAGACAAAATTTAATTTTATCTCAAGCACGTAATCCGCTAGGCAAGATGATGGTTGTAGTTGCCAAGCGCCCATCTATTGATGGTGAAATGCGTGGACAATTTGATGATGTATTGGGAATCCAATTACTTCGTAATCGTTTTGCTATGTTGGCTATGGAGGCTGCAGAGAAATCTGTACAGGCTCCTATTGTACTTCCACAAGATGTACAAGAACTACAGTTGGGTGGAGATGCGGTTATTCGTACCTCTAATCCAGCAGGTGTACGCCGTGTAGAACTTTCAATACCACAAGGCGCATTCACTGAGCAACAGTTATTAAATCAAGAGTTACGCGTCGGTGCTCGTTATCCAGAGGGACGTACTGGTAACATCGACGCTTCCATTGTTACTGGTCAAGGTGTACAGGCTCTTATGGGAGCATTTGATACACAAGTTAAATCAGCCCAAGCAATCTTTGCTACAGCACTTCGTGATGTTATTAGCCTTTGCTTTGAGGTTGATGAGATGTTCTTTGATGAAGTTAAAACAATTCGTGGTGTAGATGCTGGTTCACCTTACGCATTAGAGTACAAGCCAAGTAAAGATATCAAGAAAGATTATTCTGCTGATGTACGTTACGGAATGCTTGCAGGATTAAACCCAGCACAAGGACTTATATTTATGTTACAGGCTCTTGGAGGCAAGTTAATCTCTAAGGACATGGCGATGAGAGAGTTACCATTTAATGTCAATGTTACACAAGAGCAAGAGAAAATTGAAATTGAAGATATGCGTAATGCTCTTATCGGTTCACTCCAAGCATACACACAAGCCATTCCACAAATGGCCGCTGGTGGCCAGGATCCTTCTGACATTGTTAGAAAGATTGCTGAAGTCATTAAGTCACGACAAAAGGGACAAGCAATAGAGGATGCAATTGAAGAGATATTCGCGCCTCAAGCGCAACAAGTTCCTCCTGCTGGCGCACCTTCTCAGGTTGAGCAAACGTCCCCTGCTCCCGTTGCTGCCCCAGTAGGAGGTCCTACACCTGAACAAGGTATGGCAGAATTACCACCGGCAGAAGTAGCACCAGAAATTCAAAGTCTTTTATCTAGCCTAACATCAGGCGGAGAAGCAAACGCAAGCGTAAGAACTATTCGACGACGATAAGTAGGTAGGGGACAATGACAACGATTATCGGAATAGAACACAAGGATAAATGTTTTATAGTTGCTGACAGTCAAACGACTGATGCAGATGGTAAAATTTATTCTCATCCTGAAGTTAAAAAGATTACCGAAAACGGTTCATTTTTAATTGCAGGTTCTGGAGAAACTTTAGCCTGTGACATAGTACAACATATTTGGGAACCACCAGTTCCTACAAAACAAGACAAAGAAGATCTTTATCGATTTATGATTGTAAAGGCAATGCCATCTCTTCGTAAGTGTATGACAGATAATGGCTATAACTTTGATGAAGATACTAAAGAAACTCGCTTTCAGTTTATTATGGCTGTAGGTGGAGAAATCTTTGATGTTGACCAAGAGTTATCAATAAGTAAATCTGCAGATGGAGTATACGCTGCAGGCTCAGGAGCAGCATATGCACTAGGTGCAATATATGCAGGAGCAGATGCTTATGAAGCAATGGAGATTGCATCTAGATTAACTGCATTTACTGCAGGTCCATATATATCAAAAGAACAACCTAGAAAAATTAAGTAGGAGGAACTATGGCAGAGAACAGAGGCGGTTATCGTCCAACTGCACCACAGAATAATCCTGCAAACATATCAGCAACTGGTGGAGCAGGACAATCAGGTACACAACCTGCACGCTATATGTCAGGCTTAGCCTACGGACAAGGTCAAGCACAAATGGAGCAACAAACTTCTGCACCTATGGCTGGTAACCCTGTTGCCGCTACTGCACAACCTGTGGCTTCTGCACCTCAGTTTACACCAGTTATTCCATTAACTGCTCCTACACAAAGACCTGATGTTCCAATTACAAATAATTTAGATCAAGAACCTATGTTGCCAGCAATGGTACCTCAGCAACAACCAGATAATTCAGCAAAATTAATTCAGGCACTATATCTTCAAGATCCAAGCAATGAAGATGTTCGTCGTATGTTGGAGTATTTGAGCGCTGAAGGCAGGATCTAGTGTCTCTTCCCAATATTAAAAAAGACGCTAATGGAAACTATGTACTTGAAGGTATTCAAGAGCGTGAAATATCTCAGAATCAATTTGATTACAATGAGGTTGTTCAAGCAACACAATTTTTAACTGGTCCCCAGGGGGCTGCTGCTCGTGCAGCCATATCAAAAAATACAGATATTTCTGCTGGAGTTATTGCTGGATTATATAAAAATGGAAACATTGGATCTAGCCCACTAGTAGATACCTTTGTTGAAATAGATAGACAAACCGCTGCTAAAAGATATCAAGATCAATTTAAAGAAGCACAAAGAATTTCCAACGAAGAGTTTCAGAAAAAGATCTGGGGTAAAGCCTGGACTGGTTTTAAAGGAGCAATTCGTAATACTGGATTAGCACTTACTACTCCAATTGAAACTTGGTTTAGTGGACTTGGTAACACAATTGGTTTAGTTGCAAAAGAGTTCCAACTTCAGGCTCAAGGAAAATTAACTTGGGATGGTAAGCCAACTGATCCGAATGAGACAAGAGAAAGTCTTGGATTAACTTCCGAAAAAGAATTACTTAATATAGCCCTTAATCCAATAATTCCACTTAAGCAGACTACAGCATTCCAAGCAGGCAAGCAACTTATTGATGAAGGTAGAATTGATCTAGGTCAAGGATTTTTTCCTAGTGAAGAAATGGGTGCTGGGTTTAAAGCACGCCAAGAAAAAATGAAGTATGCTAAAATTCCAGTTTACCAAAACGGTGAGCAAGTAAAAGACGCCGAAGGTAATCTTATATATAGACCATACTCTCCTGTAGATCCAGTATCTTTTGTTATTACAAAAGGACTTGGACTTGATGAGAGTAATGCAAGATTTATTAATGCTCTTGGTGAACTAGGAATAATGGTTATATCAGATCCTACATCAGCATATGCTAGAGCCGCTAGACTTAAAAAACAATTAGAACAAGCAAAAGCATTTAATGCTGGTGTTTTACCAGGCAAGCAAATGCAAAGACTTACAATGCTAGAGACTCAAGTTGATGAGGCTCAAAAGGCAGTCGAAGAATCTCTTGCTCAAATGAACGTTTTCAATGGCATGACAACTGGTCAAAAGATTACTAACTATAGAGCCGCACTTGCAGAGCAAACTAAAATAGAATCAGAGTTTGCTACAGTATTATCTAAAGAAATAAATTATGAACCAATTGCTGCGTTTATAAGTGGTAGCAATGGATCTCACATTGTAGATGCTATTGTTGAATTAAATGACTGGAAACAAATCTACAAAATTAGTAAGGTGGGTGGCAAACTTGGATTTACCCAAGAGCAAGCAAGAGTTTTGGCTGCCGCTACAAGTAGAGAAGAAGTATTAAGAGCAATTGCTCCATATATAGCAAATGGTGATGTTGCACAAAATCTTTTAGAGACAGGAACTACTACTAGTAGATTCTTAAATAAAATTGTTCCTGGTAAATTGGCTCGTCCAGCAGAGGGTATTACAGGTTGGGCCGCAAAAGGTATTCGCAAAGTACCATTCATTCAGAAGACATTAACTGGATTAAGTAAATCTTATTCTACATATGTTCCGCTTAGTGGTTCATTTGTACACTATGCCGACAAAGATGCATTAATTGAAACAATAATTAACTATGGACGATCTACTAAGGTAGATGAAAAAGTTATCGATTCAATTATAGATGAGATTGCATTTTCAACAGATGCATCCGTTGCTGGATTCAAGGGTGTGACCAAATTATTTGACGCCATATTTGAATCTAACAAGGTTGCTTTTGCTAAGGCTGGTATAGATGATGCAGGGTTGAGAAAATTAACTAAAGTATTTGATGCTGAACGTAAAACGCAGTCAGCATACTGGGCTGAACTTCATGCTAGTGGAGCAGAAATAGATTTTGTAATTGCTAATGGCAAGAAGTTTACACTTAGTGGTCCACATTTAGACTCAGAGTTTTTAAATTCTATGGTTTATTTCCCATCTGCTACAGATATTATGTTGGAAATATCAAAAATTAGTAAGTTGTCTAAGGCTACTGGTGGTTTATCTAATAAACTTATCAAGCCAGCAGATTGGTTTACTAGCAATTTCTGGAAAAAGGTAGTTTTAACTAGACCTGCTTATGTAATCCGTAACATTACTGAAGAGCAGATACGAGTTATGGCTACTGGCCACGTATCTTTTTTTAATAATCCTGCTATGGCTATAGGAATGTGGTTAGGGCGTGAGGGTGGACCTAAATGGAAATCTCTTTTAAACACATTTGATCCATATAGGCACACAGTATTTGGAACTCAATTTAAATTAGCCAATTCTGCAGATGAATTATTGTTTGAATCAATGGCACACGATCAAGGCTTTAAATATATGGATTTTATGCAGAGCCAAGCAATTGGTGCTGCTAATGAAACTCAAAGAGTATCTACTTTAAGAGGATACAAAAACGTTCAGGTAGATGAGCCAAGATTTTGGGAAGGTATTGCAAACGAAATTCGTATGCTACAAGCCAGCCCTATTGCTAAAGCGGTTGCAAGAACACAACCAGGTTACGAACAAGCAACTATTGATTATCTATTAAGAGGTCAAGGTAAAGATGCTTGGACTAGATTTGTTAATGCTAGAAATGAAGAGACTAAAGCCTGGTTATTAACTGACCAAGGTGCTCGTACCTACTTATTTGACGGAGTTACTTCAAATGGTAGAGCCGCATCTTTAAGATCACGTATAGAAGAAGTTGCTGGTCAAGGTGGACCTGCTTCTTCAGCAATACGTAAATTAATTTCTGATGGTTCATTTGAGACTGCTGGTTATTCTTTGAAAGTTCCTACTGCTGCAGATAGTGCAAGAAACTCTGTTAAGAATGCTCAGGAAGTTTCTAAGAATCGTAAGTCAATTAAAGATGCTAATGAAGAATTTGCTGAACAATTAGAAAAAGTATTTAAAGGCCAAGGCAATTGGGCTGGAATAAGATTCAAAGTATCAGACCCTACAACCGTTATATCTAAAGGTGAGGGTGGCCCTAAGTGGGTAGACAACTTCTTTGATTTTACTATTAGGCTTGAGAAGACAACTACTATGGGTCCTGAATGGCGTCAAAAATACTGGGACGTAGTAAGAACTATGGCTTTATCAGCAGACTCCAATGCTTTAAAATTATTAAAAGAGACAGCAGATAAATCTTTACGCCCACTAGTTAACCCTAATGGTATTAGAATTGGTGATAAGCACGCTGCTTGGAACATTCTTAATAAAGCAAAAGGTGATGGTCCACTAACGATTGATGAGATCCACGAATATGCTTCTAAGATTGCAAGCAATCATACAAAAGAATTATTTTATAACGCATCAAAGAGACGTTTAATATGGCATCAATTAAGATTAATTGCACCATTCGGAAACGCTTGGAGCGATACTATTGCCAAATGGTCTAAACTTTCATTTGATAATCCAGATCAAGTATATAAGATATCAAGAAATTTAAACTGGCTTAACTCACCAGAATCATCTGCATTATATGAAGTAACAGATGCTAAAGATTATTATGACCCAAATCAAGGATTCTTTTTTACAGATCCTTTAAGTGGTCAACGTAATTTCTTTGTACCGTTTATGTCAACTGGTATGAATTTTATGACGAACCTATTCAAAGGCGACCTTAGCCTAAAGGGTCCTTTTGCTGCTGGTGCTAGCCCTCAATCTTTTAACTTCGCACTTGGATCTGGAATTGTACTTCCTGGATTTGGACCTGGAATTTCTCTAGGTTTAACTGCACTAGATAGTACAAATAAGAATCCTCTAGATATGCTTCCACCTGCGTGGAAAGATGAGATGTATAAATTCATATATCCATTTGGTCAAGCAGATTTAAGTATAGCATCTCAGGCCATAGGTTCAGTGACCAGCGGAAATATAGGAAGAGTATTTGCTGGAATAACAGGTTCACAAGAATCTTATGCTTCATCATTCTCTCCGATTATGAATTATCTTGCATCAAGTGGCGATTATAATATAGATGATCCAGCCGATCAAAGCAAGTTAATTACAGATACAAATAGATTTGCTCAATACTTTATGTTGATGCGAGGTTTATTTGGTTTCGTATCTCCAGTTGCTATTCAACCAAAAGATTTAACCAATGATAAAGATGGAAATCTTTTATTAGCCTCATCATTATACTCTGATTTCAGAACTTTAGAGCAGGCTAATGGATCTAATAGAAACAAAGCATATGCAGACTTTCTAGATATATATGGTCCAGAGCAAGTATTTGCTATAATATCAGCAACATCTGGTGGCCCTAATAATCTTTATACATATGATTTAATCCAAAGAGATCCTACTGTGGTTGACCAATACTCTGATGTATATGGTTACTTTTATCCTAATGGTGGATTCTCTCAAGAATTGTATAGATGGCAAGTGCGTAATAAGAAGCGTGAAAAATTATCTTCTCAAGAGATTCTAGAAAAGGCGACTAATGTTCGCTACTATGCTGCTAAAGATAGGTTATTAGCACGTTCTGTAGGTGAGACTTGGGACTCTAAGAGAACTCAAAAAGCACTGCAAGATCTGGGCGATTCATATGAAATGCGTAATCGTAAAGTCATATTTGATGCTACTAAGGAACCAAGAATCCTTGCTCAATTAAAACAGGCAGCATATGATGAAAGATTCATAGACTCTGAAGCCGTTAATGGTTTAAGAGATTACTTGCATTTAAGAGATAAAGCAATTACTGCTAGTGGTAGAGTATCTTTAAAGAATCAATCTAGCCTACCTCAAAGAGAATGGCTTGCTCAACAAGCACTTGATATTATAAAGAAATACCCTGATTTCCAGAAATTATATTATTCATTCTTTAAAAAAGAATTGGAAGGTTAATCTAGTATGTCATCACTTGTACCTATTGCTAAGACTGTTGCTAAAAAAGTTGTACCTAAATCTAAAAAAGGTAAAATTGCAGGCGCAGCAGCAGCCGCATTTGGTATCTCTGCCGTAAGAGATAAAAATGAAAAGCCAACAGAGTCAACTACTATGACTCCTAGCCTAGATGCACAGAATACAAATGCTCCAGCAGGTGGTTCAACTGAAAGTAAAGGCTTACTAGGATTACCTATAGGAACTCCCATAAGGGCTGGTGTTAGCGAAACTACTTCAGGTGGCTTTTCCGGAATTCCATCAGGTTCAACTTTTGCTCCAAGTTATACTACTGCATCTGCAAATAAAGGTGATGCAGAAAAATTTCTTGCTAGTCAAAGTACTGCAGAAAAAGCAGCATTACTTCTTAGGTTAGGGCAAGTTCCCAACTTATATCCTAGTGGTCAAGCACCTACTCCTGCATATGTACAGAGTATGGGTAATAGAATAATATGGCGACCAGCAGATGCTACAGCACTAGAGGGTATTTTAGGAATTCAAGATCAATTAGGTGACCCAACACCAAATGCTACCCTAAGTAATCTTATATCGAATCCTGTATTAGCATCTAAGTATTTTGGTAGAGTTACTACTAAAGCCAAGGCAGTTACATCTTTAGCCGCTATAGAGGCAGAACTAAATGATAAGTTTTTAGATTTGTTTGAAACTCAAGCAGATGCTAAATTAATTAAATCTTATGCTAAAGAAGTTAATGCGCTTGAATCATCTCCAGCAGGAATAACTGCTCAGCAAAAAGAAGATATTCTTTTAAAGTATATTCAAAGAAAAGCCAATGAAGTATATAATATTAGCCAGACTGGATTAACCCCAGGGGCTATAGATAAAGGATCTTTAGGCCGAGTTGTTAGAAGCATTAGAAGTGCTTATGATGATAATGGTATTCCGACTAATGAAAAAGATATTTATAATAAGGCAGTTCAATCATTAAGAAGTGCTGATGCATATAAGAATGTAATTGATGGTGTTATGATGCAGGCTAGCACGGTTATGCCAGCATTTAAGGATCTGTTTGCACAGGGTAAAAATGCTAGAGAAGTATTATCTCCTTGGATAAATACTAGATCACAAGTGCTTGGTATACCTGCAGATCAAATTAAGGTATCTGATATGTATGAAATTGGTTCAGGTCCTGCTCCATTATCTATACAAGACTATAAGAAACAACTTTATAAAAGCCCAGAGTTCAAGAAAACAGATGCATATAAGCAACGTTCCTTGGGTGATTTGCAGACATTACTTAAAGCATTTAACATAGGATAAGGAAGCAATGGCGACTCCAGGTAAAAAAGTTACTAATCAAGCACAAATTGCTGCCGCTCAACAACAGAATGCTGCCGCTCAAGCAAAGATTGTAGAAGCACAGGCTAAAGCCGCAGCAGCCGATGCTGCTCGTAAGCCAGTACTTAAGCAAACCGTTGCTGGTATTGCTGGAATTAACAAAGCCACTCAAGCAGCAATGGCTGTAATTAATAATCCAAAATCATCACAGGCTCAAATAAACAAAGCACTTGCAGATGCAAAAACGGCTTCGGCTGCACAAAAAGCAAACCTTGCTAGCATTACCCCAGAGCAAAGAACAATGGCTATAGAACAAGGTCAAGTATATACCCAAGCAATGTCAGATGTTGATAGGTATAATGCAATGATAGTGAATGTTCCTAGCGCTATATATGAAGATGAGAAACAAAAATCTGCAAACGTAGCATATGATACCATTGGTAAAATTCTTGAATCATACAGAATTACCGGACTTGCTTCAGTGCTAGAAACTATTCGTGATGAATATCCAGAGGCTAGCAGTGAAGATGTATTAACATTATTACAATTTGACTCCAGGTACAATGCTAAATTTAATGAAAGATTTGCTGCCAATGCTGACAGATTAAAGGCTGGTAAGCCAGTTCTATCTCCAGGAGAATACTTAAAATTAGAACAAGGATACATGAAGGTATTCAATGCCTATAATCTACCTACATTTAATACTCAAAGTTACTATGATACATTCATTAGGGGAGATCTTGATATAGCAGAGGTAACTGATAGGGTTCAATTAGGATACGATAGAGTATTAAATGACCAAGCAGTTCAGTCTACATTTAATAAATTCTTCTCATCATTAGGCTTTAATGATATAGTTGCTGGTATGCTTGATACAACAAATCAATTACCTGCACTAGAAAGAAAGGTTAAGGCTGCTGAAATTGGTGGCGCTGCACTTCGTCAAGGATTGGTTGCTAGCGAACTTGCTGCAACTGAAGATCAGGCAAATGTAGGATATACTAATGTTACTAGAGGTACAGTAGGTGCTGATGTATTGGGACGCCAAGGAGTAACTAAAGCCCAGGCAGAAACAGCATATAGAAATATTGCACAAGTATTACCAACTGCTGAAAAATTAAGTTCTATCTATGGTGGAACTGAAGAGCAATATGGTAGACTGGAAGCAGAACAAGAACAATTACAAGGTTTAGCATCAGCGGCTCGCAAGAGACAGAGACTAACAGAACTTGAAACAGCACAATTCCGTAAACAATCTGGTCTAGCCAAAGGCGCACTAAGCAGCATAACCAACGTATAAATAGAATCCTGACGCGGATCCATCGGCCCTCGCGCAGTGTATAAGACCGATAGCAAGAGCCAACCAATTTCCCCGAATTGACTTGAGGCTTGCGACTACAACGAATAGAAGGGTGGGTTGCTATGAGCAACAACTACTGGGAAGACGAAGACGACGATCTGGATACAGATACAGATGTACAAATGGATGGAAGTGACTTACTTAAAAAGTTACGTAAAGCCAAACGTGCAGATGAAAAACGTATCAAAGAACTCACTGAGCAACTTGAGGGATTATCCAAGGTGCAGCGTGAAAGAGTTGTCAAAGAAGTCCTAGAAAAGAAGGGTGTCAACGCAAAGGCTGCTAGACTTGTCCTTAAAGACTTAGACGATGTTAACGAAGATACAGTGAATAACTGGCTCGATGATAACGCTGATCTATTTGGAATTAAGATTGACAAAGAAGAGCCTAAAATTAGTGAAGTAGATAGAGCAGCCTTAAGGCAGCAAGATGTACTTACACAAAATGCTATGACCCCGGATAGAGCAGAGGATTTAAATCTTCGCATCGATAATGCAGATTCAATGGATGCGTTATTGGATGTACTTCGCTCACAACAATAATTCCGTTCATAGTCACTTGGAGGTGACAAACAATGGCAACAGTAAACTATACTACCACAGGTAGTTCCTCTCTTGGAGGTACCGCTGGTGCTGCTGGTTTGGTTCAGAAGGCGTATGACCGTCTTCTTGAATTCGCTCTCCGTTCAGAACCCCTAATTCGTTCTGTCGCAGATAAGCGTCCAGCACGTCAAGCAATCCCAGGTTCAACAGTCGTTTTACAACGCTATGTTGACCTATCAACAGCGACAACTGCTTTAACTGAAAACGACGATGTCGATTCAGTAGCAATGTCAACACCAACATCAGTAACCATTACTCTTAACGAGTACGGTAACTCAGTGTTGGTAACACGTGCGTTGGAACTATTCAGCCTTGCTGATGTAGACCCAGCAATCGCAAACATTATCGCTTACAACCTAGCAGATTCTATTGATTCCGTAGCAATGACAACATTGCGTGGCGGTTCAAACGTAATCTACTCAGGTTCAACAGCGACCTCAACAGCAACAATTACTGCTGCTGCTACACTTTCATCTGCAAACCTACGTAGAGCCGTTGCTAAGTTACGTGCTAATAAAGCCGTTGCTCGCAAGGGTAGCCTATACTGGTGTGGTATCCACCCAGAAGTTTCACACGATCTTCGTGCTGAGACAGGTTCCGCAGGATGGTTGCTTCCTAACCAATACGGATCTGCACAAGACCGCATTTGGGCAGGAGAGATTGGAACATACGAGGGTGCATACTTCGTAGAGTCTCCACGTCTATACAACGCAACAGATGGTTCTTCATCTGCTCGTGTATACCGCACAATTCTAGCAGGACAGCAAGCACTTGCTGAGGCAGTGGCAGAAGAGCCACATGTAGTTATCGGACCAGTAGTTGACCGCTTGATGCGTCACCGCCCAATGGGTTGGTACGGCGTATTAGGATTTGCTCGCTACCGTGAAGAGGCACTATACAGAATCGAATCAGGTTCTTCAATCGCTTAGTTGATTGACGGCTAAGCAGGCAGCACACGTGTTTCCTGCTTGGCAGTAAGTTCATTAAGGAGAATGATGGCAGATTACATATTTACAACACCTAATGTACAAGAAGGACCTTCGGGTAAACACCGTCTGTTCTACTTCTATAAAAGAAATGTTGGCACTTCTGTAGTAAAACAGAATGGTTCATATAGAATCAATCGCTATCCTTTAGACCCAAGTGTAGAAACATATCAAGAGTTCTATATAGGTGGGCATAAACACATAGTAGATGACGTTACCAAAGCAGCACTAATTGCTAGTGGTATAGGAGTTACAGAAGCAAATTTTACAGCAGTATAAGGGGATAAATGAAACACTGGGAACATCATCCAACTCCTATTGAAGGATGTTTTGGATGTAAAGGTTTAAGTCTTCAGATGAATACTGGAGATGCTAAGAGAGATATACCAGATAAGAAATGGAACTCTGAGTTACAGGCATATAGAGATGCTAGAGCACAGGGGATACAACCAGCAGGAACAACTATGCGTCACGTACAGGAAGCGCATAGGGCTTCAGAAGTATTAGGTAAAGCGTATAATGCGGACACTATGCCTAAGACTAAAGATATAACTCCAAAAGCCGCAGCCGTAATGAAAGAGATAGGACAAATATAATGCCAAAAGTAGACGGAAAGAAATTCCCATACACAGCAAAAGGTAAGGCAATGGCTAAGAAAGCAGCCAAGAAGTCAGCCAAAAAAATGGTTATGAAAAAGATGGGCAAGAAGAAGTAACATGAATACCCCTAAACCAAAAAAAATGACAGAATCTCAAAAGCGTGAAAAGGTTCTTAAAGATTTTGGTATGACAATATCCCCTAAAGGTGTGGCTGCAGCCAATGCTGCCGCTAAAAAAGCACTTGAAGAAAAATATCCAGGAATGTTTATACCTCAAACTCGTACTGCTCCAGGATTAAATAAGGTTAAAAAGAAATGAAAAAAGCAGCAGCAAAGAAAAAGATTTCCAAGGTAATGAAAGAGTATAAGGCTGGAACTCTTAACATTGGCAAATCTAAAAAGATGGTTAAGTCTAAGAAGCAAGCAATTGCTATTGCTTTATCTCAGGCTGGTAAGTCGAAGAAGAAGTAATGTCATCGGGTCAACGTAAGCGTCACGACGGTTGGAATAAATCAATTATGCGAGACGGTGTAATTGTTATTCTACGTAAAGATGGGCGTGAGAAAATGCGCCTTGACCCTAAGACAAAGGAACAAATAAAGGGGACTAAATGAAGAAGAAAGCAAAGTCTAAAGTTAATGCTGCTGGGAACTATACCAAACCTGGTATGAGAGCAGCGTTATTCAAAAAGATTAAGGCTGGTTCTAAGGGTGGAGACCCAGGAGAATGGTCAGCCCGTAAGGCACAATTACTTGCAGTTCAATATAAAAAGGCAGGCGGAGGTTACAAGTAATGGCACTTGCTAAATCTCAGAAGTCTTTAAAGGATTGGACTAAGCAGAAGTGGAAAACTTCTGATGGTAAACCATCTAAGGGCAAGAAAAGATATCTACCTGAGGCTGCTTGGGCAGCATTAAGCCCAGCAGAAAAAGCAGCAACCAATAAGGCTAAGGCTACTGGTAATGCTAAAGGAAAACAATTCGTTAAACAACCTAAGAATATAGCAAAGAAAACCGCAAAGTATAGGGGCAAATAATGGCTGATTCAGTATTAAAAAGAATTGGAGTATCTGGCTACAATAAGCCAAAGCGTACTCCTAATCATCCTAAGAAGTCACACGTAGTAGTGGCTAAGGTAGGAAGTAAAGTAAAGACTATTAGATTTGGTGAGCAAGGCGCAAGCACAGCAGGTGCTCCTAAGGCTGGCGAATCAGAGCGTATGAAAGCAAAGCGTAAGTCTTTCAAGGCAAGACACGGTAAGAATATTGCTAAAGGCAAAATGAGTGCAGCCTATTGGGCGGACAAGGTTAAGTGGTAATATGAGTACCAAGGGGACAAAAGATAGCGTAGCCATTGTATGGTGTGACAATGGTATGGTAGATGGTAAGTTTATGCAAGGCGTAACAGATGTAATACTAAAGTCTGGTGTCGAGTTTGCAACATCATTACGCAGTCAAGGCAATCAGATTGCTAGACAACGCCAAACAGTTATTGATTACTGGTATGATAAGACTAACTACGAATGGCTACTATGGGTAGATTCAGATGTAGTAATTAGTCCAGAGAAGTTTAGATTATTATGGGATAACAGGGATGCTAAAGAGCGTCCATTGATTACTGGAGTATACTTTACTACAGATAATCCTGAGGAACCTTTGATGGTTCCAATGCCTACAGTATTTAGTTTTGTTAATGATGGAGATGGTGGCTTTGGATTAGCCAGAGTACATCCACTACCAGATAATAAACTAATTAAAGTAGATGCAGCAGGGTTTGGATTTATCCTAATGCATAGAAGTATAGTACCTAAAGTACGTGAAGTATCACCTGAGGGACAGGTGTTTATGGAAATGGGTAGAGGAACTAAGTTTATCGGTGAAGATATATTCTTCTTCGCCCTATGTGATAAGGCAGAAGTACCACTATACTGCCACACAGGAGCCACTGCTCCACATATGAAGCGTTTCTCATTAGATGAACATTATTACAAAGCATTCTTTGGTAAGCCTAAAGAAGAGCCTAAGTCAAAACTTATCACTCCTGATAAGAAAATCATTACACCTAGATAGGATAAACAATGGCACTTGGTAAAGCAGGTAGTAGCCTCACAGCAGAACTTAACCGTCTTGCTGGTATCACCGATATAACAAAGTATCTTGATGAACAAGGAGCAGCGAATGCATATGCTGGAACTACTGGACTTGCAACCGTTGGTGCTTTAAATGTATTAGCAGGTAAAACAACTCCTGCTGATTATAAAGATATTGATGGTATCTGTAACGAACTTGCAGGAACTACTGGTCTAGCAGCACCTGCTGCATTACGGAGCATAAACGCCTAATGACAACTACATTAACGGATTTAATAAATGAAGTTCAGATTAACCTTGCAGGTTATACCTATCAACAGGACAGAGCAACACACTTAACTAGTGCTGTTACTACTTTAACGTCTCCATCATCTTCTCCTACAGTACTATCTTTGGGTTCAACTGAGAACCTAGGTAAAGGTGTAGTTGAGATTGACGAAGAGTTAATGTGGGTAGATTCATTTGACCGTGTTGCTAACACAGCAACTGTATCTCCTTATGGTCGTGGTTATCTAGGTACTACTGCTGCTACACACACAGCAGATACTAAGGTTACCATCTCACCTACATTCCCACGTTATGTAATCAAGAAGGCTATTAACGATACTATCAATGCTGCCGGTTCTACTATATTTGCAGTTAATGTAACTACCTTTACATTTAATGCTGCTCAAACAACCTATGATTTTGATGGGTTAAATATCCAAAACATTCTTTCAATTATGTGGCAATCAGTTGGTCCATCTCAAGAATGGATTCCTGTGCGTCGTTGGTCTTGGGATTCTAAAGCAGATGCTACAGCATTTGGTGCTACAGCACAGACAGTAACTATTGGAGATTATATTACTCCAGGTAGAACTGTTAAGGTTGTATATTCAACTGACCCAGTTCCATTTACTACTAATGCTCAAGACTTCTCAACACAAACTGGACTACCAAATACTTGCAAAGATGTAATTGTTCTTGGCGCTTCTTACCGTTTGCTTACTTACCTTGACCCAGCACGTGCTGCTCAGGTTAGTCCACAAGCAGATGAGACAGATAGCAAGCGTCCTTATGGTGCTTCACAAACTGCAACAAAACAACTATACGCCCTATATACACAACGCTTAAATGAGGAAACTCAAAGACAGCAAACTGCATATCCAATCCGCGTCCACTACAGCCGATAGGTAAATAAATGACAACACGCAAATACTCCTCACGCTCACAGCAGACAACTCTGGCTTCGGCGTTAACCTCATCTGGTACTTCAGCAACCGTAGTATCAGGAACTTCATTACTTGGTGGTGTGACCATATCTGCTGGTCAAACCTTTACCGTAGTAATTGACCCAGATACAGCGCTTGAAGAAATTGTAGATGTAACGGCGGTTGCGACTAACACTCTTACTATTACTCGTGGTATTGATGGCTCATCTGGTGTAGCCCACTCTGCTGGTGCTGTAGTACGACATATGGCAATTGGTAGAGATTATCGTGAAGCCAATACCCATATTGAAACATCTAATGGAGTACACGGCATTGCTGCTACTTCAAATGTAGTAGGTACAACTGATACTCAAACACTTACTAATAAAACTTTAACTGCCCCTACAATTACTAGTCCAACAATTACTGCTGGTGCTGGTGCAGAGTTTACCTCTATTGTATTTGAAGGTACTACTGCAGATACTTTTGAAACTACATTAACAGTAGTAGACCCAACTGCAGATAGACAAATTGATTTACCAGATGCTTCTGGCCGTGTAGTACTTCGTGATACTACAGATACTTTAACTAACAAAACTTTAACAAGTCCTACTATCTCAGGTACTCCAGTTATTACTGGTCTATCTAGCGCAGGTATGATTTCATCATCTGCTACTCCAAAGGATTATGTAGATAGCATTCTAGGCTCTGCAACTGCAGCATCTACCTCAGCAGCATCTGCTGCTACTAGTGCTTCTTCAGCAGCCACATCAGCATCTAGCGCAGCAACAAGCGCAACTAGTGCTCAGACTTCAGCAACATCTTCAGCAACCAGTGCAACTGCTGCTGCTACCAGTGCTACTAGTTCTGCCACTAGCGCAACTGCTGCAGCCACTTCAGCGACATCCGCTGCTGCTTCTGCTACTGCTGCTGCAACTAGCGCTACAAGCGCTGCAGCCAGTGCTACCGCCGCTGCTAACTCCGTAGCCACAATTGCTACTTCTGCAACTAGTGCAGCAACAAGTGCTGCTTCTGCTGCTACCTCAGCCACAAGTGCTGCTAATTCGGCAACGGCTTCTGCCACAAGCGCTACAGCATCGGCTACAAGTGCTACTGCTTCTGCAACATCTGCTAGCGCAGCAGCAACATCTGCTACTAGTGCGGCTACCTCTGCTACATCAGCAGCCACTAGCGCAACTAGTGCTGCAGCATCTGCTACATCTGCTCAGGCTTGGGCAACTAAAACTGATGGCACAGTAGATGGTTCAGAGTACTCTGCTAAGTATTATGCTCAACAATCCAATGCTGCTAATGCGGTTAATAAGACTGACATTAACGCAAAGGGTGATTTAATTGTTGGTAGTGCAAATGATGCCTATGTAATTTTACCAGTGGCTTCAACTGCTGGATATGTTTTATCTGTTGATTCAGCAACAACTTCAGGACTTGTATGGTCTGCACCTAATCCAGGAGATATAACTGGAGTAACTGCTGGTACTGGCTTAACAGGTGGAGGAACCTCTGGTTCTGTAACCTTAGCCATTGACACATCTTCCGTTGTAACTTCTGTTACCTCAGGAAATACAAATAGAATTTCTGTTGGCGGTACGGCTACTGCCCCGACAATAGATTTAAGTACTAGTGGAGTAACCGCTAATACTTATACCCTCTCTACTATTACTGTAGATGCTTATGGTAGAATTACCTCTGCTTCAACAGGAACAGCACAGGGCGAAACATTTAGTCCACTACTACTGATGGGAGCCTAACTTGGCTGCAACATATAAAGTGCTGGGTCAGGTAAATCCCAGCGCTACGACAGCAACGACTGCATATACTGTACCGTCTGCTACAGAAACTGTAATATCAACTATTACGGTGGCTAACATAGGTGCTGCACCTGCTACATATAGAATAGCGGTCAGACCTAATGGAGCAACTTTGGAAAACAAACATTATATTGTATATGACTCAAGCGTGGCTCCACAGAGTACAGATACTTTAACTATAGGAATAACACTAGATGCTAGTGATGTTGTAACTGTATTTGCTAGTTCAGCAACAATGGCATTTAATCTATTTGGAAGCGAGATTGCATAATGGCTACAGGAAATATCAAAGGCGGTAAAAGAAACTACGCAAGACCTACTGCGCCAAGTACATCATCTGCGTCAACTACCGCAGATACTACTACGGTAACTATTACTTATACACCAAGCACACTTGGTCCTGCAGCAACTTCTTATGTATTAACTGGTACATCAACTACTGGCGCTACAGTAAATACAACATTAACTACTTCTCCCACTACAGTTGCTGGTTTTTCTGGTGGTCAAACTTACAATATAAGTATTGCTGGACAAAATTTTAATGGTTCTGGTGCAGCATTTGCTACTGCAACTGGTTTAGTAGTTCCAGCAGTATATAGTCTTGCATTAACTGCTAATGCAACTACAACTTACACAATACCTTCTGGTGTAACAGCCATTGCTGCTTATGGAATTGCACCAGGCGGAGGTGGAGGCGGTGGTAGTGGTTCTGTTGTTGGTCAAAATCGTGCTGGCGCAGCAGGAGGCGGTGGAGGCGGTGGTGCTATTGTTGGATTTATAGACTATGCTGTAACTGCTGGACAAACAGTAACCATTACTATTACTAATACTAATGGTGGTGCGCAAGGAAATAATAACCCCACTAATAGTGGTAACGACGGCGGTAATGGCGGTAGTGGTGTTACTAATATTACTTATGGCGTTACTTCTATCGCAACTGTAAATAGCGTTGGTGGTAGTGGAGCAAATGGGGCAGTTGCTGGCGTAAGAAGTGGTAATGGTGGTGCTGGTGGTGGAGCAGGTAATGCTACAAGCAATGTTGCTGGTGCAATCACAATATCAGGAGTTGCTGGTGGTAATGGTACTGGTGCTAATAGTAATGCAAATGTTGGTGCAGCACAAACATCTAATACTAATATAACTGGTTCAAACAATATAACTGCAATACTTCCATCTAATACTGCTTATGGTAGTGGTGGAGGTGGTGACTTTAATTCGTCACTTGCTGGCGGAGGTGGAGGCGGTGCTGGTGGTTTTGGTGGAAATAATCGTACTGCTGGCGTAAGTGCAACTGCAGTAGGTGCTGGTGGCGGAGGTGGTGGATTTGGTAGTCCAGATGGTC